GTTAATGCAGATCTGGAAACTAGTCCTGGGCCCCCTAACGCGCTTTGAGATGAGAGAAGAGTGGTGTCCCTTCTAGGTGGAGTACCAAGGCTCGCTGTCTTCCTACAGTACTTGAGTCCACCGTCCCCCTATTTAATCTCTCGTCAGGCCATACTAGTTCGCCCCGCCTCGGGGCTGCCGGCCACATCCGCCCTGGAGTTGGGCCGGGGTTACGTGCACCCTGTCATTCTTAGGATGGACACGCCTTCCGTGTGGCTGGGGTCGATTCACGACCATTGACTTGGGGGGGATGCTGGTCAGAACACCCGCCGCCTCAGGTGTGGGTTGCAAGTTACCATCTTACTCGCCACATCCCTCACCGACGCCCTGCCCTAATGGCCCATCAAGATCGATGGGAAAAGTGTATTAGCAACAAGAATGAATTATAAACATTTTTAGGCCTAGGTGGCGTCCGGGTAGCGTCCAGCGCCCCTCCCCGGATTGAATGCGCACCCCCGTAGAGGTATTTTTATACTCGGTGAAGCCTACCGAGTCCCCGAAGGTGTTTTGTGTCACAGTTCAGCCGTACACAACCCCATCATCGATTGTAGTGACAAATACAACCAAATTGGTGGGGCTGGTGGGGAAAACCCCAAAGTTGCCCAGGGTGACCGTAACCAATCCCGGGCTGGTAAGAGAACATGTGAACGAGGCCTGCAAAGAGCAGTTAGGCTGGGACGTAGTGTTGGTGGGAATCGACAACCCACCAGCAGAACCCACATACATGGGATTGTCCAGTAATCCGTCTAATGACACGCCTGGAACCGTAAACGCCGCAGAAGTCCCATTCCAAACAAATTGTACATAGTACTTGTTGCCTGGATACGCATACCACTTAAGTCTGGTAGCGCTCTCCGCTATAAGCGGTAGAGACCCGGAAGCCGAAACGGCTACTGTGCCAAGTGGGTTGGATTGGGTAAAAGTACTCCTCCTTATCCAACCGGAGGCCACTGTGCCTCCCACAGTTCCAGGCAGGCGTGGTTTGAAGAACTCCACGCAATAACTAATCCAGAGCTCCCCCAACAATTGAGTCGGGTTGCCCTGGGTCGCTACCTGTACATTACCCAAGTCGTACATTCTCAAGTCTTGCCCACTAGGGACATCACCTGTACGAATATACTTCTCGGGAAGAACAGTCTGTCCGGACGCGCACTCCAACCCATGTATCAAACTAAGGGTTGGCTTAGTGGCCACAGCATATTCCGAATTCTCCATCTCCTGTTTAGAGGAGAAGAGAGGGGCGTCTGCATTGTAATTGGTAGCCATGACAATGACCCCGGGAGCACCCCCAGTGACGAAATCCGTTATGAGCGAACGGAATTCAAAAATAATACCATGAATACGATATTCTTGGTAATTTTGAGCTAAAGTGCTCAGCCACGGAAAGGTAGAACTAACTCCCGGGTTGACGGCGTACTTCGTCACATTGAAGCCGGATGTGCCCGTGATGTCGGTCAGATACTCACGGTGGCAGACAATATTCGTCTGTCTGCCAGTTGAGAACTGAGGAACTTGGACATCTGAGGTCAGCACATTATACTTGGGGGACCCACCCATCATCTGGTAGTCACCCGAGCCGAGAATATTCCCGATCCCGCTTCCCAACCATCTTCCGACCCCCTTCAACATGGGGTATCCGAAGACTCTTCCAATCCGCTCGCCAGCTATTGCACCGGCGTCAGCGAATGGGGTTGGTTTCTTGGCCTTCTTAGGGCGAGGCCGTACCACAACTTTACGTTTCTGAACCATGGTTGTTTATGATCTTAATATGGGATCCAGGAAGATCACCCTGGACTATACATCCCTAGCGACCCGATCCAGGCCGGCGCCGTGTAGTCTCTCGGCATTTTGTTTAGCACGGAAATATTAAGGCGGGTAGCCACCGTTTTGGGCCATTTAACGCTAGGAACCCCATGGATAGTTTATCGAGCTATCCAGCTCTAAAACCGCCGCGCGGTGAGGAACCCATTATGTACCGGGGGGAGATACGGGACGGGAACGGAATCCTTGGAACAGAGCGTTATATCATCCAATGCTCTGTATTGACGCTCCAAGGCTACCTGGTGATCAGGCAGTATGCCGAAAGCTAACCAGAAGCTATATCTAGTTTCTGGCGTCACTTCCCCATATTTCCGTGTCATGCCAATAGCTGACATGGCCATCCCAGTCTCAAAGGCGGCTTGGTCGAACACCCTATTCGCACCACGCCGCCTCCTTTTGCTCGAAAGGTTACCAGCGCTCCGCTGGTAAAGGGAATAATATTCTTGCCAAATGGGCATACCCCCCGTAAGGGACATACCAGCGTCACCAACAGCCCCGAGCCAAGATTTGAGAACATGATTGGACTCGAGTGGAATGAGCGCGCATGCATCCTTAGTAAATGCCCGCAAATTCCGCACCATGGTGTAACACTCCCCGTCAAACACGGGTCTAGATTGACAGAACTCAATGCGCTCAAAGTCGTAGACGGGCTCCTCAACTTCCATTTGGAAGCCCATCTCTAGGAACCACGACTTCAGCCCGTTTTGGAACCGAGCAAGATCGCTCCGCTCCATGAAAACGACACAGTCGTCCCCATTGTTAGCAAGCGAAGCGTCGACTCCCCGCTGCTCACAATAGGAATAGATCATGGCACACATCAGCAAACAGTTTCCCAATGCTGTGTTCATATCCCCTGACATCCTCTTTCCAGCGACCCTATATTTCAATTTCCCGTCTCGACAATACCCGGATCCTCGGTTGTTGAGTTGATGTTTTAACAACCAGCTCAAGAACTTACGATCATCAGGCGATTTGAAGCAGACAAGATACTGAGAGTGTTCCCACTCCAGTGCTTGAACACTGACATGCTGATCAAAGCGTGTAGCGTCTAACCCCACCGCAACAGGGTCAGAATATCGGAGCCACTTTCTCCGGAGGTGAGATGCCACTTTCTTCGCATTATACCCCTTCATAACAGTTGGGCAACCTCCCCACACTTTGGCTATTGCCTTATACACTCGCTCCTCGATTGGCTTTAAGAACCGGCCAATCTCAACATTGCACCTTGGATCTCTCGGTTGGATGACCCGAGGGGCAGAACCGTGCTTCCCTTTCTCGGCTTTGACGAAGGCCTTCAACTTAAAGTCACGAGCAGACACTCCAGTTATCATCAATGAGTCTGCAGCAATCTTGTAGACCACCTGCTTGCGACCCCGATACAATCCCACGAATTGCTCGTGGGAGATCGGGGTGGTCGAGGGGAGGTGCCTCACAAGAGCCCTCTCGAAAGACGAGAGACGCTTCTTAAAAATTCCGGCCAACGGCTGCGGAGCGGGGACCCATCCGCCGTTCATCTTGACGAACAGGACACGTTCCTTAATGCCACGTTCAAGTGTGACAATGGTATTATTGTATACACACATATTGTCCTCCGGAGCCGTTTGGGGGACAACATAGAATGTGCGTACCTTCGGGTCGGCTCCACAATACTTACTCACCGCCAGATCGGGATGGTCGGGAGCCAGTGATCGGGTGGAGGTTGTACCCTCCACCTTCCACACCTCCATCCCCAGCGAGTATGCATCGCGGCCCCCCTACCCATCCACCCAATACCTCTGATCATCGGCTATAAGCCAAGACCAGAAGCTGGGTGGCTTCATGGTAGACTCGAACAAACGCCTGCGCCTCCTCCACTCCATAGAATGATGCATCCTCTCATAGATTACTTCATTTGCGGAGGGAACGAACACCAAGCCCACTACAGTGTTGATTAGTCCACTCATGTGGGAAGGTCTAAGACCTCTTTCTTTCATGATGTCGTTGGCCTTCTTCCGTACGACCAAAAGGTTGGCAGGTGATCGGACTGGGCATCCCATCTCATTCTTGATTTGAGCTACCATGGCAGCCACAAACTGGTTGCGCCTCCTGCGTCCTAACCGTCTGTGGGGTTGGTCCGGCTTATGATCTGGTTGATCCACGAGGGCATCTTCTGCATCCCCAAGCGGAGCATCAACCAAGCCGGCCTCAGTTTGGGCCAATTGTTCTTCTACGGGTGTTAGGAAGGACTCACGGTAACGTTTGACTAACAGTGAGGCCTTAACCGCGGCTGCTGATATGCCAGCCGAAACGGTCCCACAAGCAAACAAAATCCCCGCTACCTCCAAAATCATAGAATAATTAAGCGGCCCTGCTAATCTACCCGTAGGTGCGCTTGATCTTATTCAGATTCAAGCGGGGAGTC